CAATATGTCATAGCGTCGCACTACTAGATGTAGTGGTGCGACAAAGTGTCGCAGGTTATGGTTAGTGCATGTGGGCGGGTCCCACCCATAGAGGTACCAGACCAAAGTCAAAAGTCGAACTTTTTAAGAGGGGGGAGGGGTAGATTTCTAAAATATGGTACCTAATATATACACTATAGTGTTTGACTTACAAATAGATTGCCGTTAAATAGTTTTTGGTACCATAATTAATATTATGCTTAGTTTAGATAAAATAAATGCAATTGCAGATCCGAAAGTTAGAAAACAATTAAAATTAGATATTTTAACTAGAGTAAAAAAATCTACTCAAAAAAAATATAGAACTGATTTTTTATCTTTTGTAAAATACACTTGGCCAGAATTTGTTGAAGGTAGACATCATAAAATTATTGCAGAAAAATTTAATAGAATATTATCAGGTGAATTAAAAAGATTAATTATTAATATGCCACCTAGACATACTAAATCTGAATTTGCATCTTATTTTTTACCTGCATGGATGATTGGTAACAGACCTAATTTAAAAATTATTCAAGCAACTCACACAGCTGAACTTGCAATTCGTTTTGGTAGAAAAGCTAAAACATTAATTGACTCACAGGAGTATCAAGATTTATTTGAAACAAGACTTAGAGAAGATTCAAAAGCAGCAGGACGTTGGGAAACAAATGGTGGTGGAGAATACTTTGCTGTTGGTGTCCAAGGTGCGGTGACCGGGAGGGGTGCTGATTTATTAATTATTGATGACCCACATTCTGAGCAAGATGTAAACTCGCCTACTGCATTTGATAATGCATATGAATGGTATACCTCAGGACCACGACAACGTTTACAACCAGGTGGAGCTATTGTAGTTGTAATGACAAGATGGTCTACAAAAGATTTAACAGCACAACTTGTTAATGCTGGAGCTAAGGAAGAGAAAGCAGATCAATGGGAAGTTGTAGAGTTTCCTGCAATCTTGCCAACAGGGAAACCTGTATGGCCACAATATTGGAAGTTAGAAGAATTAGAAAAAGTAAAAGCGTCAGCAGGTATTTCAAAATGGAATGCACAGTATATGCAAAATCCAACTGCTGAAGAAGGTGCCTTATTAAAACGTGAGTGGTGGCAAAATTGGGATAAAGATTATTTACCTCCATTACAACATGTCATTCAAAGTTATGATACAGCATTTATGAAAAAAGAAACTGCCGACTTTAGTGCTATTACAACTTGGGGAATCTTTCATGAAAATGAAGGTGATCCTCAACATATAATTTTGCTTGATGCATTAAAAGAACGTTTGGAATTTCCTGAACTAAGAAGAGTTGCAAAAGAACAATATGATTATTGGCAACCTGAAACAGTTTTAGTGGAAGCAAAAGCTTCTGGTCTTCCATTGACTTATGAACTCAGACAGATGGGGATACCCGTCGTTAATTTTTCTCCCTCTAAAGGTAACGACAAACACAGCCGTGTAAATTCTGTAGCCCCACTGTTTGAGTCCGGAATGGTTTGGGCTCCAAAAGATAGAGAGTTTGCACAAGAGGTAATTGAAGAGTGTGCATCTTTTCCATATGGAGATCATGATGATTTAGTGGATAGTACAACACAAGCTTTAATGAGATTTAGACAAGGGGGCTTGATTATTCATCCAGAAGACTATAAAGAAGACCCACTACCTAGAAAAAAACGAACGTATTATTGGTAAATGACATTTGTATTTAAACACCCAAGTAAGTATAAGAAACTTACAACGACAGTACCACCGAAGTCTGGGCCATTATCACAAGGCTTGAATGTTGAGTATAATACTGTTAAAGATGTAAAACTGGAGAAAAGTAATGGCAGAAATCGACAAAGCACTTCCAAACGAAGTTAGAAAAACTATTGAGATAGAAGGACCTGAAACAGCGGCCGAAGAAAATATTGAACTACAAGAAGAATTACCTAACCAAGGTGAAACTGAAATTACACCTATGGAAGATGGTGGTGTAGAAATTAATTTTGAACCAGGAGCCTTCAACCAGGCTCAATCAGAAAATCACTACGACAATTTGGCAGAGTTACTACCAGAGGAAATATTGATGCCTCTTGGTTCAGAATTACATCAAAACTATTCAGACTATAAATCTTCAAGACAAGATTGGGAACAAGCTTACATAAAAGGTTTAGATCTTTTAGGATTTAAATATGAACAAAAAACAGAACCATTCCAAGGTGCATCAGGTGCCACGCATCCTGTTCTTGCAGAAGCGGTCACACAATTCCAAGCATTGGCTTATAAAGAATTGCTCCCGGCTCAAGGACCTGTAAGAGCTCAAACAGTTGGAGCTCCATCTCCTGAAAAGTCTTCTCAAGCTGAACGAGTAAAAGAATTTATGAATTATCAATTGATGGATCAAATGCCAGAATATGAAACTGAGTTTGATCAAATGTTATTTTATTTACCATTATCTGGTTCTGCATTTAAAAAAGTTTACTACGATGAATTGTTAGGAAGAGCTGTATCAAAGTTTGTTCCTGCAGATGATTTGATTGTTCCGTATGCTGCTACCTCATTAGATGATGCGGAATCAATCATTCACAGAATTAAAACTTCTGGAAATGATTTAAGAAAACAACAAGTTGCAGGATTTTATAGAGATATAGATTTAACTCCTGGCTATGAAAATGAAACAGACTTAGATAAAAAAGAACATGAACTAGAGGGAATGAGACAAACTGGTAAACCAGAAGATGTCTTCACATTACTTGAATGTCATGTTAATCTAGACATCGAGGGTTTTGAAGATCGAGGACCCGATGGGGAAGCGACAGGTATTAAATTACCTTACATTGTAACGATCGAAGAAAACTCTCGACAAGTATTGTCGATTAGAAGAAACTATGAACCTAATGATGCATTAAGAAAAAAAGTTTCTTATTTTGTTCATTTTAAATTTTTACCTGGTTTAGGTTTTTATGGATTTGGTTTAATCCATATGATCGGTGGATTATCTAGAACCGCAACATCAGCATTAAGATCATTATTAGATGCTGGAACTTTATCAAACTTACCTGCTGGATTTAAGCAAAGAGGAATCAGAATTAGAGATGATGCACAATCTATACAACCTGGAGAATTCAGAGATGTAGATGCTCCTGGCGGAAACATAAGAGATGCTTTCATGACACTTCCGTTCAAAGAGCCAAGTGCAACACTTCTTCAACTTATGGGTGTCGTTGTACAAGCTGGTCAGCGTTTTGCATCTATAGCTGACATGCAAGTAGGTGAGGGTAATCAACAAGCTGCAGTGGGAACGACAGTTGCATTGCTTGAACGTGGAAGTAGAACAATGTCTGCAATCCACAAAAGATTATATGTATCACTTAAAAATGAATTTAAATTATTGGCTAGAGTATTTAAATTATACTTACCACAAGAATATCCATATGATGTTGTAGGTGGACAAAGAGTAATTAAACAAGCTGACTTTGATGACAAAGTAGATATTCTACCAGTTGCAGATCCAAATATATTTTCACAAACCCAAAGAATTAGTTTGGCTCAAACTGAATTACAATTAGCTCAATCAAATCCACAAATTCATAATTTATATGCAGCATACAGAAATATGTATGAAGCATTAGGAGTTAAGAATATTGATTTGATTTTAAAAAAACCACAACCTCCAATGCCGAAAGATCCGTCTTTAGAACATATTGATGCTCTATCGAGTGTACCTTTTCAAGCATTTAAAGGACAAGACCACAGAGCTCATATTACTGCTCATATAAATTTCATGAGTACAAATATTGCAAAAAATAATCCTGTGATTGGTGCAGCACTTCAAAAAAATATATTTGAACATATTTCTTTAATGGCTTTAGAACAAGTTGAAATGGAATTTGCACAAGAGATTATGCAACTACAAGCTATGCAACAAAATCCACAAGCAATGCAGAATCCACAAATGCAACAAATGGTTATGCAATTAAATATGAAGATTGAATCTAGAAAAGCAGTATTGATTGCTGAGATGATGGATGAGTTTTTACAAGAAGAGAAGAAAATTAATGGTGATTTTGGTAATGATCCTATTGCAAAATTAAAAGCAAGAGAACTTGACATCAGAGCACAAGAAAATTCTAGAAGAAAAGAGCTTGATGAAGAGAGAATTAATGTTGATAAGATGAAAGCGATGATGAATCAAATGACTGATCAACAAAAATTACAACAAAATGAAGAATTAGCTAACTTAAGAGCCGATACTTCCATTGAAAAAACTGTTTTACAACACGCATTAAAACAACAGGACCAATAAATATGAAAAAAGCAGAAAAAAAGATTGCAAAAGTAATGAGAGAATACAAAAAAGGTAAATTACCCATTGGAAAATCTAAAAAACCTGTTAAAAGTAGAAAACAAGCAATCGCAATTGCTCTTTCTGAAGCTGGGATGAGCAAAAATAGGAGAAAAAATGAAAAAAAATAAAAAAATGATGTCTGGTAAAACTGAAATTGGCTATCCAAATGGTGGGAAAGAAATTCCTACACCAAAAGGTGGTGAAATTATGTCTGAAAAAGTAAAAGGACAAAAAGTTATGCCAGAAAAAGTTAGAATAGCTAAGTGGTATTAAAGTAAAATGTTTCCGTGGAGTCTAATAGGCACTGCATTAAA